CCTGCACTACTTCGTGCTATTCGTGAAAAACTTGGTGCTCCACAAATTATTGACTACTATCGACCAATTACTTGGGACGATGAAAGGCAACTCTGTCTTGAGCCTGATATTGAAGTTGTACTGCATGGTATTTACCGCTTGTGCGACTCTGATGGTATCACTCACCGTATTCATGTTACTCGTGTTATGACTATTCAATCTGACACTAAAGAAGATGTTATCTATTCACATTTTACCCGTACTGATTATTTAACTCAACTAGTCGGGGAAATTATCCAAACTCAAATGCGTCAATGTCTACTGATTGAATTTGAACTCTGTGACAATACGCTCAAGATTTTTCGAAATATAATTGAATTATCCGCTGCCCCAGGTTATCTTTGTGAGGTCATTCACGATACTTTGTCTGTGACACACAAATCCAAGATTACTATGTGCCACTACACACCAGGGCTCACTATTAAAAACGACTTAAAGAAAGAATTACGTAATTCAATTTTTCAGTACAAGCAATATGAAGAACTTATTAATCGATTTAAACAGAATGATTTTGATTTAATCATTTGTGATGCCGCTACACGATTTGACTCTGAACGTGTTATTAATTCAATGGTTGACGTTATTATGAAAATTATTACACCTGGTGCCTCTTGCGTCATTAAAACTTTTGCTAATCCAGAAAAAGTGTGGGAATTTGCTACACACTTCAATACTGTTGACACTTGGCGTAATACCAATGATGACAACAATTCAGAAATATATTACATGCTTGGCCGTTATGAACCTAACCAACAATTTTCGTCATTTGAAGAGCTACGTGCTTTGTATTTTCGTGATGAAACAATGCACTTAATACCAATTGAAGATTTAAAGGTGCCACAATTCGTTCGAGAACTCTACAAAGACAAAGCTTATCAAGCTGGTAAAGATGAAGCTTACCGTGGTTTACGTGCTTTTAATACATCTATTAGTGAAAAGAAAAAATACGTTTTTACAGTTCATTGTATAACTGGTGGGCCTAGTGCTGCCAAAACTCAACTCGCCATTGAGCGATATCCAAACGCACTTTTTATATCACAAACTCGTCGACTTAAACAATCGCATATTAATAAAGGTGCTATTTCTTACACTAAACATGAAGCGATTGAAAAGATGGGTCAGTTTGACACCATTGTTTTTGATGAAGTTTCACAAGTCGAACTTGAATATATTTGTCTTGCACATTTTATTAATCAAGGTGCTACACTCGTTTGTGTTGGTGACGTTAAACAATCACCATTCGTGCGTTATGGCAATGTCAATTATACACCAATTACTAAGTTTGGCATTACAAATAATTTGTTTACATTGTACAAAGTACCTGTTGATATATGTTCTGCTATTAATAATAAATTTGGTACTCGTTACATTACACGTAGTTCTGTTAAAAATGGTTTTGTTCAATATAATGGTGAATTAAATAAACTTAAAGACCTGAATGCTCCCATTATATGTTTTAATGACTCTACCGCTAAAGAACTTAGATCTGGCGGTTTTAATGCTAATACTATTACTACTTATCAGGGTAGTCGTGAAAATACTGTTATTTTTTATATTGATTCACGTGCCATTGCTTCATATCTTACTAATCGTGGTGAGTGGATTTATACAGCTGTTTCACGTGCTACCAATCAACTCGTCTTATATGGTGCAACTGATGTTGTTAAACAATATTTCCATATCAATGGTATCCCAATTCGCACGTATGAGGAAATATCGCAAGTTAAGCTTGCTCAAGA